ACCTTTTCTTGTTAGCAACTTCCTTAATTCTCGCACCTCATTCCTCAAATCAGCGTTTTCTTTTCTGAGTTGCGAAATGAGGTGATTATATGATAGTTCTGTTGTCTTATCCATATTACTTGAACTTGATGATGAAAAACTCATGATCCAACCACTTGCCTGGGCAAAGACCTTTCTTCGGCTTACCGATAGTAATACTCTCAATTTCTTTTTCTGTTCGCGGACTATCCTTGCGGTAGCCGTTGATAAAGAGAACGTGGGTGTAAGGTTTGAAACTCACAAAATTAGTACGGATAGACTGTCGAATAATATCTACTCGCCCATCTACAGCTTCTGCCCAAGACTTCATGTCTGTATTATCACTATTAGCGGCAAGCAAGCGTTTTATCCAATACGACTTAGGAACTCTGTATTCTTCCGTCTTTCTGCCTTCAGAAATCATGTCAAACCATTCCCTGCAGACAGTAAGAGTAAGAACTTTCTTCTTGGCATCAGACAAATACTTATCCATTGCTTTAATTAATCTTTCCACTATTTTCTTTCTTTAGTTTTTACTCTTTCCAGTCAATATTCTCTGTATGAGCGTCCATCCAGCATATAGATGTTAGTGGTATTCTGATAGAATGATATTCAGGCGAAAAACAATAGATTGCAGCTATGATATTACCATCGCTGAAATCGCATTCCAATTCCGCTCCTGTATATTCCTTCTTCTCAAACCCGTCTACACATTCATTTCTTAGTGTCACGACATCGCCATTCATAAGATGTATATCGAGAATGACTTCATAAATATCGCCACTATCTTCTATTAGCTCATCCAATGTATCGGCATTTACTGCGCTGGAATCTCGCATCCACTCAAAGACTTCTTTAAGTTCCTTAACCATTTGCGCAATATGTTCATCTTTCATGTTTAACTCTCTTTCTATGTTTAAATTTATGCTTATTACAATATCCCCAACAAACTGTACCTCCTTCATTCTCGCAGCAAAGACCTTCTCCATAAGCATCTTCGTCTGTAAAAGAAATACAATTACCGCAACATCTTTCGTTTCCCATAAGCATTAATCCTTAAAGAGATTATCCATTATCGGAAACATAACTCCTTCCTCGTAAAATATCATACAATTATTTCCTGTTAAGAAGAAGATAAGCGAATTCGGGAGAAATGCAATCACGTAGACTGCCAACGCTATGAGGAATATTATTCCCCAGACTATTCTACACAGCATCTTTTTTAAATTCTGCATCATAAGACAAGTTGTTTGCTAATTCCTTTAGTACTAATTCCCTGTTCACTTGACTGTCCTCAATAATCTGCGCAAAGAGTCCGGCAAGCTCGTAAGGAAGATTCTCCTCCACCTCGGCTACAGGAGCGAGCGTAACCTGTAACTCGTCGTTTTTAATGTAAGAAACTTTTAGCTTTTCAATCATAGCTATTCTGTTTTGGTTGGTTCACTAATTTTTAACATAGCGTTATTGTATTGTTCGATAGCGGCTATCCTTCCGCTTATCTCCTTTTTGAGAACTTCAAGGTATGTTTTCTCGTATAGTCTTGCATACTCTCTGCTTTCTGCACCAATACGAAATTGAAGCTTTCTAACCTCTTCTTCGATGTGCCGTTTATCTTTTTTCGTTAGTTCCATCGTCTATTACTTTTACTTGAATTGGTTCGCCACTATCTGCGCAACGTAATGTTTCGGAAGTGTACACATTGTCTATTCCTTCTGCGAGATTATGTTGATGATAAATCTCTCGGTATAGATAGTAAGATTGAGCTATAAACTTGCGTTGCTCCTCGTTAGGGCAACCACTTCCGCTCCAGCCATAACTTGCCCCACGACCTAAACCTGGAGTAACTAATGGTTGCAAGTCTTGAAGATTTCTACGCAGTTCAAAGTAAGGATATTTGTCTATAAATAGAAGAGTGTTGTCAAGTTCTGTCTGTCCTGCTGCGAACCTACTACAATCCTCTACACAACGAGTCATCAGCATTAGCTGTTCCTCTGTAAGTATTATTTGATATTTCTTTGTTTTGTTCATATTCTTCTTTTATTTTTTTCTTGAACTTAAAACCTTAGCCTTTGTTATACGGTGGTCTTTTCTCCCACATCTGTGGTTGCCGTAGGCGAAATACAACACCCACCTTGGCTCCCAGTAGTGCTTAAACTTAGGCAGTTCTTTTGTTATATCAACTCCACATAGTACCTGCCATAGATAAGGGTTGCATCTTTGGCAAGAACTCATTATCTTCTTTGCTAATCTATATTTCATACGCGACTTCTCTTTTTAATCATTTTTTTGCCTTTGAAATGCTATATCTCTATATTATATCTGTTGCAGATAATTGATGTATCCTTAGCAAGCTTCATTATCATCTTTGTTTGATAATCCCTTATTTGTTCCCCCATGTTTATACAATCGGTAAAAGAATCCATTAACTCTAAACTTCGCCTAAGTTCCTTTGCTTGGAAAGGAGTGACACGAACAGATTTTTCTATTCTATTCTTTAAGTTATTGGCCTCCCATTTTACAACTTTTCTAAACGCTTGCGTAATACGACTATCCAACTTGTCTGCTTTTACAATCTTGTTAAGCCAATATTGGGACATTTTATATTTTCCCCTATTACATATCTTCTTAGCTAATCTAATCTTCATAAATCCACCTCCATTTCATCCTCTAAATATGTTATGTCGACATCAGTATTTGTGTCTAAGGTGTCTCTCCATTTATCACGATTTTCCTTAGTGGAAAAGCAATAAACATAATCAAGTGTATATACTCCAAAGCTGCCTGGAGATTGTAATGCAGCCATATAAACCTTTATTTTCTTTTTCATCTTACACCTTCTTATCAAATTTATTGCCAACAACTTTGCACTCAACCGTTCCGTCTTCTTTTATGAAATAATATAAAGGATCAATACATTCTGCTCCGTCGTAATAAATAAAACGTGTAGCAAAAGTTCCTTTATAGAAAACGATTTCACATTTAGGCTCACCTTCGAGTATATCGCCTTCCCAAAGCTCATTACCTTCACAATCTTTAAGCCCTGTGAACTGGCAGACTGTAGAAGGGTCAACCTGATAAGAGAGATTTCTGTTTAACTTGCTTTCTTTCTGACGATTCTCAATGATGTATGTATTATCATTCTCCTCGTAGAAATAGCCAAACACCCAAGAATTATCATCTAAACGTTTTGCTTTAAATTTAATTTCTCTCATAACTATTCTTCTTTAAGTTTTTTGAATTATCTGCTAATGCTTTGATGCCCGAAAAACAAACATCTGCTTTCCACCAGTCAGAACATTTGGCAGTTTCATCACATATTGCGCCTTCTGTACTATCAATTTCGCTTATTGCATTTAGCACACATGATTTTTTGCAAGTAGAATTTGCAAACCAACCTGATGGCAGACAAGCCTGCCATTTATTATTGCCGATTTTCAGTATTACGACATAATATCCATTATAGTGCAATATGTAAAAGCCACTATAGATATGCTTGGTTTTAATGTTTGATTCTTCCATACCTATTTCTCCTTTGCTTTAACGTTATACACTCCATCAATGACCTCCACCTCATAACAATCGGGACAATAGTGTTTACCATCTATCATTTCCCAGTCTGAGTAGTTGCCAATATCGACTTCTTTGTTGCTGAATAGTGCAGAGCAAGTATCTGTACCGCAAAACACTTCTCCACATCTATCGCAAACTATTTGATACATTGTAATAGGTCTGTACATGACGGATCACCTTTATCTTTTTGGAGTAAAACGCCCAACAAGAATTGCCTTGCAAATTTATCGAAGTCAAATTTGTCACTGCCAGTGACTCCGTGGTATCTGTATTTGGTGAAGCATTGGTTGCATTCACAGACGTGCATAAAACCTGAAGGAGTTTCACACCACCCCAGAATGTTTCTTGCCTCATCGTACCAGCTATCATTGTCACATTCAGGATTGGGGCAACAAATACCCTCACTGTAAGGTATAGACTCCCAATTACTAAACTTCATTGGGAGCATTTGTTTTAACAAGTCAGACATAGTTATTCTTTCTTATCGAATTTATTGCCAATAATGTAAAATGGAGAACTATCTAATATGTCACAGTGGATATAATAACTATTGCATTCAACGCCTACCAGCAAAAAAGAACATAAACCATTATCCCAAATTACTAGGTTTTCCGAGTCTGAAAAGGAGACAATATCTCCTTCATATAAATCTTTGCCGTTATAATCTTTTAGTCCTGTAAACTGACAGACTGTATCAGGTTCAACATGATATGTTATTTTGCAATTGTCTGAAAATGCTCTCTGGATTAGCGTCACTCCATCTTCGCATTGTATAAGACTGCCTTCTACCCATTGACCTGCGAAGCGACTTTCTTTTTCGCATCTGCCACGAAACCTTATTTCTCGCATAATCACCCCTCCTCAATTAACCGTTCGTACTCTGACCTTGTAATCTCTTCGAGGTATGGATTGTATTTATCAGCTCTAATATGGTCATCCAAACTGATAAAGTAAAGACCGTTTTTAGGATTCAGAAGCTTTATTATTACTATATAATTACTGAGCTCATCGCTTCCAAGATCCAATGCCAGCAGAATATCCCAATGGGAAACAATCTCCTTGCAGGAAGCGAAAACCGCACTGATAGCCTTGCCTTGTTTTACACGTTTGTTTGGAGCTATCAATAGTCTCTTACCGTAAAAGCTAGTTTTTCTCCACACCTTTTTGTCAAGTTGATTCCACACCTCCTCACTTACTATGATTTTGCAAATTTCGTATTTACGGAAAAGTGTTGAATTTGGCGTATAACCGCAGAAGTCTTCAAAATCAAAACCAACAACTTCTTTAACTCTCTCGATGTAAGCCTTGTACTCTTTTTTCTCAGCTTCGCAAATGCTCCTAATATACTCGAAAGCATTGCTACCTTCTTTTACTTTGTATAACATAACTATTATTTATTTTTACCAATTGAATACCCTATAGCAAATTCTATTATAGCGGTGAAGAATATAAGTGTAATACACGTTTCATCCATGACTATTCCTCCTTAATTCCAAATGGGGTGCCGTCTGCAAATTTAAAATTTTCTAAACTATCAGCATAACTATGTATACCCTGAGTTGTACCTATATAAATGTTCTTTATATCAAAACTTCCAATACAATAAAAAGCCTTGCTAACATTCTTTTTTATCAACCCAAATGGTGTGTGTTTTGACAATTCTTTTAAACATTCTTTTTGAACGTTTTCTTCTCTGCGCAAGAAGAAAACATTAATGCTACAGCGAGCATCATTAAAATTACTTTTTTTCATTTATTTGATTGTGTTAAACTCCCAGACAGACAAGCACAGCAAACTGGAGTTTTGTCAGGTCTTTTACCTGTAGTTTCCCTTCGTCATTGCGGACGTACCATGACTTGACGATTAGCCTTACCTAATAAATCAAGACTTGGAACCTGTGCTGAATTGTCTATGCAGTAATTGTACTTTTACGGCTACAGCAAATGCCAACCAGTCTAAAACGGCTCAACATCGTACTGTGCTTGCTGCCAGAGAGAAAATAGTTAATTACTTACTCACAAATAATAGCGAGCTGACCACAAGCTGCACCATTCTCGATTTCAGCTTTCGTTGCAATTGCTACAGCATAATCGTAGCCCATCGCATCCAATTGATTCTTAATTTCTGTCATTGCTTTTAAATTTAAAGAGTTTATACTAAATTTACACCTTCGACAACACCATTGCCGAGATGATTTTTCTCTGAGATATTATTAGGATTAATAGGAGAGAGTTTTACAAAGAAATAATCCTTGTCAAACCATTCCTTTAGCTTTTCTGCATCAAAATCGGAAGTATCAACAAGCGTGAGATTGATTGTTGTTTTCAGGTTGCTCTGTGTCCGTATCTGTCCAAGTTCCTTGATTGACATCTTGCTCTTGTAAGGAATTAACCAATTACGCTTGTCATCATCAAATGAGTGTAAGCTAATCTGTAATGTGATATTTCCCTTAATAAACGAGAAGTCGCTTCCCTTGATACCAATTGTTGATACGTAATGATGAGTATTAGGATATTTTTCTGTAATGATACGAATAGCTTCTTTCACAGCTTCGATATTCAAGAATGGCTCACCCATACGAGTATAGTTAATCTTGAACTCTTTCGCCTTAGTTGGGTCTGCTCCTCCGGCATGATTAATCGCAAAATCCACCTGAGCGACAATCTCGTCAGCTGTAAGATTACGATAATGCTTCATATTGCCTGTGGCACAGAACTTACATCTTACTGGGCATCCACTCATTGTTGATACGCCAATCATCCAACGTTCTGTACGGTCTCCAAGTTCATTATTGTCGAGCTTGTTTTGGTGTCTGCCTATTGCATCTTTAGTGTAATAAGGCAAGAATGTATCTGTAGTTTCAACTAGAAAACCGTCTTCTAACTGAAGGCAATACACAACACCATTCTTAAATGATTTCTTCCTTAGTTCTTTCATATTAATTATATTTAATCTAATAAAGGTGGTTAGTTACTCTGTAATTTCTGCGCCTAAATATGTATCTACATCCTTACCTGCTGCTTTAAATTCATTATACCAAAGCTGATAAGGGTCAGTAACATGTCCCATATCATCAAGGTAAGGGTAGTAGATAAACATTTCTTCATTAAGAATATTTGAATATTTTACTTTCCAAAGCATACTTCTATTTATTTATGCCCGAAGGCGGTTAGCGCTTCACTATATTAAATTGCTCATAAACAGTAGATTTTACAACAGTAGGTTCATATCCTAAGTCGTTACCATCTATCTTGAGGGCAATTTCCATATCTCCCTCTTCATCATAAATATCTTGAAGCTGTTGAATAAATTCACTTATAAACATTTTATTATATTTTATGCCCGAAGGCGGTTAAACTATTCTTTCTTTGTGCAGAAACTGACTAAAATCCACCTCATTGTGAATAAGGACGTTTACAGCCATTAAACCATCTATGAGAAGTTCCAACTGTTCTTTGTTGATTAAGAACAATCTTCTTGCTATCTTCCCACTTTCGTAAGCACCAAGAAGAATTTTATCGTTTTCAACTTCTATGTTCATAAATGGTTTATCCTTTGCTGTTATGTCCAAGCTATATTTGCTCATACCTACACCTCCAAGTCTGAATTAATATTTAAGCCAAAGAGGAAATGCTGCAATTGATGTACAAAGCTGACACTTGTTAAGTTATGCTTACCTTCACCTGCGCATATCAAGAACTCATCAGGTTTTCCTGTGTCTTGTATTGTGTACAGGTAAGCACGTTTTGTTGACAGGTAATACCATTTACCATCTTTCTTCCATCCATTCTTCTCTAGAATCTCTAGAGTGAGAGGAATCTGAACAATATTATCCTTATCAGCATATTGAATTTCTCCGTTTTGGAACTTAATTTGATATGAGAGTACTTCATTTTCGTTTTCTGTACCAATTACCTCAACGATATATTTCTTTATGCCTACATATACAGAGACCAAATCTCCTGGAATGTATTCTAATCTATTCATACGCTTACTCCTTTACTTCTTTAAAGATTACATCCTTTCTATCTGAACGTGCAAACTTAGTGCATTTAAGTATTGCTGGACAATTAGAGCTACTATAAAAGAAACATCCTTCACAGCTGCCCTTCTTCTCAACAACTTCAAGAGTTATTCTTTCTCCTACTTTAAGCTCTTTCATATATCACTTATTTTAATTCTTTTATTGCAGCATCTAACTGCCATTGGCTAGAGATATAACGAGTACAGGAACCTTCCAGTATCTTAGTAGTAGCTGTATACGCAAGACAATCAGAGCACTTAACATCCTCACCATCTACTGTTACTACGTAAGGTAAATATTTATGCTTTGTCTCCCCCTTAAAGTAACCGACTCTCCATATATGGCTAATGTCGAAATTAAAGTTTCTGTATAAAACTTTAGCCCCTTTTTCAAGAGGATTGCCTAATACATCATTCTTGTAAATAAGCTTAGGAACATATTCGTCTAACTCATCATTAAACTCATAACAGTCTGGGCAGTAGTGCTTATCTTCAATCTCTACCCATTCTGATTCCAACGCTTGCTCTTTTGCAGTTCCTTCGTCCAACCAAGCAATGACACCATCATTCTCGTTATAAGTCTTTCCGCATCTGTCACAAACAACAGAGTACATAGTAACAGGCTTAATCATGATTGCCTCCTTTCTGTGTTTTAGGAAGTAAATCCTCAACATATAACCAACGTTTAATGCCTCGTATTTTGCGTTGTGTACTCCATTCATTGTTTGGAATCAAAGGAGAATTTACACCAACACGCCATCTTCCAATCTCTTGGGCAAGAAATGGTTTATCTTCGACAGGTTCTTCGCTTGCAGGATGCCACAAGTCCTTTCTGAACTCATTGAATGCCCACTTAGCACAATCGTAGAAGCCTCTTACGTAAGGATATACGTCATTAGTATTAAAGCCTCTGTTTTTTAAAGCTTTATCACAAGCTTCTTCTATTTTCTTATAGTCTATCATAATCAAAGTGTTTTAAGAAAGTTATAAAAGTATCCAACAGCTTCCATTATTGTATCAAAGTTCTTATCTAAAATACTTTGTATACCATCTTTTTCAAAGGTAATATGAAGTTCTACTTTATCCTTCTCCCAAGTAGCTTTACTAATTCTCCAGTAGCGAAGATTATCACACTTAACTACTTGGTTGAAATCTATAGATGGGACTGATGTTGTATTACCTATTATTTTTTTCAAGTCCATATCTAACCCTCCACTTTTTTAGTAAACTCATCAAAATATTTTTCTTTAAACTCTTCTTCTGTAAGCCACCCCCTGCTATACTCTGTTTTTAGGTAGCGTTTAGTTTCACCTGAGACAAAGCCTGCTTCATCACGAGGAGTATTTTCACTCATGTATATTGTAGGAACACAGTTTACAGATTTATAAGTGGTTATATACTCATCAGAATATGCTAAATGACCAGTTTCTCGAAACTTTATGTCTTTGAGTGATATTTTTACCATAACACTTACTCTTTATAAATTGCGTCAAGGATTTGTCTAAAGTTTGGGTTGTCGATTACTGCCTGTGCGTCTGCTTTATCCTTGAAGTAAGCAAAGTTCGTAACATAAGTATTAACTACATCGACTACATACTCGTCTTTAATATAGACGTAATAAATATAAAATTTATCCTCGTCACGGTTATTCCACTCAGGCTTCCAACCTCCATTGTAGTACTTAGCGATATTCATTAATTTAGCAATAGCTAGCGCCTTAGATTTAATCACTATATCTCTCATAGAGGAACCGAGTTTTGCGACCTCTTCGTAAGTAATAACCTTCTTTCTGAACATTATTACACCTTTTGCCTCGTCTGTATTTTCAGTATCTATCTCCATACCTTTAGGTATGTCGATGATAAGTTTGTTATCTTTAATTTCCATATCTACTTTCTTAATGATTTACCAGAAAAAGGAACAAACTTAGTGATAGCTTTTAACCTATCTATAGTTCGTTCTCCATATTTTGCTTCAAGTTCACTTGCAGTTAAGTTCGTGGTAATGATGAGAAGTTTTCCCTTTTGCTCTGCTGCGTCACATAGCTCAGAGAATGCGCATCTAACATTGCCATAAATCTTAGAAAGCTCTTCTGTACCAATATCATCAATACAGATGATGTGAAGTTTCAGAATCTCGTCAATCTTCGTATTTAGCTCTTGCGCAGAAAAGATATTTACGATTTTTTTACAAGAGTCTTGGAGTAGGAGCGGTAGAATATGCTTTCCTATCAGAGTTTTTCCGAGACCACACCCACCTGTGATAAGAAGTCCCCTGCCTTCGTTGTCAGACATCCAATCAACGATAGGACGATAATTCTCCTCTAGCCATTTAGCATGAGATACCTTGCCAAAGGTGTATTTTTGAACAAAATAATCTAGCCCTCCTCGAAGCCTTTGTTCGGCATTAGGAACCCTAATTCTTACCTTGTCTGCAAGAAACAAGTCTTCTCCTCTTTCGAATCTTTGAATAATTTGATTGAAATCTACATTCATTTTTACCATCCTCCTTCGTTATAATCTTTGTTTTCCGAATTATGTAGAGCTGTGCCAGATTGCTTTGTCCCGAAGTCTTTATTTCGTCTTGCCCAATTCTGTAGCCTTAGATTTAAATCCCACGTTTTCTCAGTCTCGCACCTCATCCTTGTTTTGGACTTATTCATTTCAGACCAATAGTCATAGAACTTTCTGATCATATCCTTGCCATAAGTCGCAACATAAGGAACTAGCTCTTGATAGAATTTCTCTTTTCGCTTTTCTGTTGCTGTCGCAATCTCTTCTTTCGTTTTCTTAGGCTTATCTCCCTTAGATGCTTCTTCTATAGGTTTAACAGTTTCTTCTTTCTTTTGTTCTTTTTTAGGCTCATTGGCATCAACTTCAAAATAGTTGTCATAATTACAGATAGTGATGATGGAGTACAGTCTTTCCGTATCCACTTCTATTAGCTGCATATTTTTTAGCTTAGACAAACAGGTTCTGACAACTTGTTTTCCAACACCAATAGTAATACTGAGTTTTCCGAGACTAGTCAAAAGCTGTCCTCTACGCTCAACTCTTCCATCATGCTTTATATCTTTCTCCTTTGCATTGTTGAGCAAATAAAGAAAGAGGGGAAGCATTTCGGGTTTATCGAACCAGTCCCAATCAAAGATACTGCGAGGAAGTCTTATCCAATCTGCCATAATTATACAATTAGACCTCAATTTTCTTGTTTAGCTGCTCATGCAGGTGGAACCCAAACAATACTAATTGAGGTCTGAATATTTTTATCCGAAAGTTCCACGTTTCAGAGATTATCTTTATTCGGTGTAAAGATAATAAATTATTTGTTGATTAAATAATATTGCCGCAATTATTATCAAATATTAACTTTAATACCTTTGAGACTACTAAGTTTCTTAACCTCAGATGTATAATGCGCAATCATATCTTCTAGTTCGCTATTTGTGAAATGACACGCAGAATGTGCCTTCACGTTTAGCAAATTGAATCTTTGCTGCCCTATTTTTTGAATGAGGTTGCGTTGATAGCCTATGAGGTGGTCTGCAGAGAAGCGGTTGTCGTATTTGCATTCCGCATGGCAGTTATCTTCATTGAATCTAGTTGCCATGTGGCGTCGACTATGGAAGTGACCACAGTCTACATCTTCAAAGCTCTTTATTTGTCCGCAGGATATACACCGAACATAACCATTAGGCATAGCATCACGCAAACGAATATAAAGGGAGAATACTCTATCGAGTTTCTTAACCAAGTTTGGGCTACTCTTAGAAGTAGTATTTTTCCCCCTTTTTTTTGCTGTTTGAGCCGCTTTTGGCTTGCGGTTGAAATAGTATTTGTTCATAACCATAGGACTCTTTAATAAAGCTTATTTCCGTGATGGTATTCTCGACTTTCGTTATAACGTATCTTCAAGTTGATGTGCTTGATGAGGTCGATTCCAAGAGCTTCTGCCCATTCGAATACTGAGGATAGAATGCTTTTGTATAAGACGCAGAACATTTCTGCATTTACACTTATAGATGAGTTAAGGTTGCACGAAACGACAGTTCTAGTAACAACCATAGCGTCCTCTGTAAAGCTATGTTGTTTAGCATATTTAACCTCTGAGTCAAATGTGGAAAATCCGTCCTTTGCCACAACACCACAAACACCCATTAAATCAAAGACACGAATACAAATATCTGCCAACTCGCTTTCTACTTTTCCCTC